TACGTCTAACGGAAATTCGATCACCCAGGCATTCCCTATATCCGGCACGACGGTTACCCCAGTAAGCGCATAGGCCGTGTTGAGCGCCGATGCTATTTGCGCGGCGGTGGCATTATAGGCAAGCGCAGTGGTTTCTATCAAATCGCCGTCGCCGAGCGTAAATGAACCCCCAGTTGCACCGCCGAGCCATAGCCTGTAACGCTCGTTGGCATCAAACGGCAGAAACGTGAAGCTGCATATGGTGCCGGCCAACGCCTTGGTCGCCAAATCTTCTTGGGATTCGTCCGTCGGATCGTAAAAAAGCTCCATTGTGCCTGTCCATCCTGCCTGACCCACAAGGTACTTCTTCCAGTCGGATGCGATTGTTGATACATCAATGGTGCCAAGTGTGGTCTCGATATTGAACGACCGCACCTCGCCAAGCTGCGTTGGGACGCCATCTACATCTAAGTGGACAATTGCGCGTTTTGACACAAACGCTACCATTTACATCACCTCGCCCTTACGATTGGCTTGCCAGCGCAAGGGGATCCGTACCTTGAAATGTGATACTCAAGCCAACGGCGTCTTCTGTAGCCCCCGAGATCGTCATACCAGTTACGTAACAACTACCTGCCAGTTGTGGCTTCCCAGAACCAGCGCCTAACGGCTGTATGGTTAATGTGCACGGCGTCCCGGCCATTGCGTTACTTACAAGAACAGATTGCGCAGAGTCGGTCGGATCATAAAATAGCTCAAGCGACCCCGACCAGCTAGCCTGCCCCACGAGATATTTTTTCCAGTTGGTAGCAATGGTTGACGCATCAATGGTGCCCAATGCCGTCTCGATGTTATAGCTCCTTACCTCCCCTATTTCTGTCGGCGTTCCACCAACACTAAGCTTAACGACTGATACCTTGCTTGGTGTTGCTCCCATATTCTTCCCCTCCCTTTGTTTTATCTGTCATACCCACGGATGGTTAAAATACCGTGGTACCATCCAGAGGAATCTTCAACTACTATTAACTCCTCGAAAAACCACTTTTCCGGCAGCGCGCTGCGTATCGCATCCGCTATTTGCACGGTCTCCTTTCGGCCCTGGTAGCTGCTCCATATGTGGATGTCGACGTTCCACGCACGCTCTACATCGCTCAAGAGCCGGCCTTCGAGGCTTTGTAGCTGCCCGATCACTATATATGGCCCCTCCTGCTCGAAGGGCACTTTGTCAAACACGCCAGTTACCTTCGGGTTCGATATTGACTGAAGCGCATTATAAAGCGTCGTATATATCTCTTGAGATACCGACAGGTGGCTCATTATCTCCCGCCCCCCTCGACCAGTTTAGCCAGTGTATCGGAGAGCGCCTTGCCGATTACCTCTTCATGAGCGCGGCAAGCCGGGAAGAAGAAGGGCCGTGCCGGCATGTTCTTGGTTCCGAATTCTACGAATTGAGCATAATAGGTATCAACTCCATGTACCTTCCCCCCTGCCGATATTGTGGCGGTTAGCCTTTTGGCCGATACCGATCGCCTTATGCCATCCGCCATGGCACCGGTGTCTTTGGGCGCCCTGCTTTTGGCATCCTCGACAACTTCCTGCGTCTGCTCGCGAAGTACGTTGACGACTTCGTGTTTCGCCTCTTTCTCGACCTTCCTCAACTCTTCCAAGATGTCATCGACGCCTTCGAGCCGGGCATACAGCTTCACTCATACCACCTCCGGCTCGCAGTCGAGATACATCCAGCGCCGAGCCCGGTCATGCCGTATGGCTTTGACCACAAGCCTTGTGTCAAAGAAAGATACGATGTCGCCTATCTGCACGCCATCGTAATAGCGCATCGTGATCTGATGCGTCCGTATCTCTGTATCCTTTTGCGCAATGATGCCCGTCTTGGACTTGGGGGCCTCGACCATCGCCCATGGCGAAAGGATTGTTTTCTCGGTGATTGTCCAACCGCCCATGCCGTCGCTGGTCTTCATCTTGCGTATTATGCTTATCTTGTCTCGCAGTTCGCCTATGTACGTCATATAGGGATCTCCCGCTCCTGATATAGAAGCATCTCAGCCGCCGCT